CCCTCTGCGACCCCAAAAAACGCGCAGTTATTAGGCGAAAAACGGCCATTTCGTTACGCCGTGGCCAGCATAAAACACTGATTTTCCCTATTCTCTCCCTCCCTGTAGGGGGTTTGCATGTCGTTTCATCTTCAGAACGGCATGCAGGCCCCCGTTTTTCATTCGATCCTACGAAAGGAGCGGCACCCGCATGGCAGATTTCAAGGTAACAGACGAAACAACCATCAGCACCACAGAGCTGGCGCGGGTGCTCGGCTTGAGCGTTCGGCGCATCCAGCAGATGGCGCAGGATGGCACCGTTCCCCCGGCAAAGAAGGGCCGCTTCCGGCTGAATGATTCGGTGCAGCGCTACATCACCTTTATCACCGGCAATCAGCTTACCGAGGATGAGCAGAAGATGGAGAAGACGCGCAAGAGCGCCGAAGTGCAGATCAAGGTGGCAAAGGCAGCGGTGGCAAAGCTGGAAGCGTCGGAGCTTCAAGGCAAGATGCACCGCAGCGAGGATGTCCAGGCCATCACCGAGGACATGGCCAGCACGCTGCGCAGCCTGTTGATCGCGCTTCCCGGTCAGCTGGCCGTGGACTGCAACAACGCCGACACCGCCGCCGAGTGCGCGGCGATCATCAAGAAGGGCGTTTACCGCATCATGAATGAGATGTGCAAGTACAAATACGACCCGGACAAATACGCAGAGCGCGTCCGTGACCGGCTGAACTGGGACACGATGGTGATCGGCGATGAATAAATCCGACAGGCTGAACGCCGTCATTACCAAGGCGCTTCAATCTCTGCGCCCGCCAGAGGATTTGACCGTCAGCGAATGGGCCGACAAGTATCGCGTACTGTCTTCGGAATCCTCCGCAGAGCCGGGGCCGTGGAGCACTTCGCGCACACCGTATCTGAAGGACGTCATGGATGCATTTTCGGATATCAACGTCCGCCACATCGTTATGGTGTCCGCTTCACAGGTCGGCAAGTCTGAGCTGGAAAACAATATCATCGGCTACATCATCGAGCAGGATCCCGGCTCGATCCTTTTTATACAGCCAACCATGCAGGATGCCCGCGAGTACAGCAAACTTCGCATCGCCCCCATGTTCCGTGATACGCCGGTGCTGGCGAAGCGCATCGGGCCGCAGAAAAGCCGGGACAGCGGCAACACGATCATGCAGAAGAGCTATCCCGGCGGCATCCTGACGTTGACAGGCAGCACCGAGGCCCATGCCCTGGCGTCGAAGCCCATCAGATACGTCATCGGCGACGAGCGCGACCGCTGGGCAACGAACGCCGGAAACGAGGGCGACCCGTGGCAGCTGGCCATGGCCAGACAGATCACCTTCTACAACGCGAAGAGCGTTGAGGTATCCACACCGACCATCAAGGGTAAAAGCGCCATCGAGGATGCATTTTATAAAGGGACCATGGAGCGCTGGTGCGTAGCCTGCCCCGCCTGCGGCGAATACCACAACATCGTTTTTGCGGATATCCGCTATGAGTACGACACCAACGTCACGAACAACAAGAAGTCGTATCGCGTCAGCGACGTTTACTATGTGTGCCCGAACTGCGGCGCGATCTCCTACGAGAAGGAGATGAAGCGCCAGCCCGCCAAGTGGATCGCGGAGAACCCGGAAGCCTACAAGAACGGGACTCGCTCATTCTGGCTGAATACCTTTGTCAGTCCATGGCAGAGCTGGGACAAGATCATCCTGAAGTTTCTGGAAGCCCGAGGCAGCACCACACAGCTGCAGGTCGTGTATAATACGCAGTTCGGTGAGCTGTGGGAGGATCGCGGCGGGCTTGAGGATGAGGATACCTACATGGCGCGGCGCGAGGAATACGATGCCGAGCTGCCGGACGGTGTGCTGGTTCTGACATGCGGCGTTGATACGCAGGATGACCGCCTCGAATACGAGGTTGTCGGCTATGGGCTGCACAATGAGACATGGGGAATTAAGCGCGGTCAGCTGATGGGCAGGCCGGACGATCCTGCCACATGGACGGCGCTGGATGACGTAATAGACCATATCTACCGCTACGCAGACGGGAAGGGCGTGAAGATCAGCATGACGCTGGTCGATAACGGCGGTCACTTCTCGCAGGATGTAAGGCTGAATTGCCAGCGGCGCATCGGCAAAAAGGTATTTGCCTGCATGGGCATGTCAGGCGACAGGCCGTATACAGCGCCGCCGAAGAAAATCCAGATCGTCACGAAGGGCAAGGCGTACCTCGGCACATGCTGGATGTATCAGATCGGCGTCGATGCCGGGAAACAGAACATCATGGACAATCTGAAAGTCCAGCAGCCCGGATCCCGCTACTGCCACTTCCCCATCAATGATGACCGTGGTTATGGCCATGCGTTCTTCTGGGGATTGCTTTCGGAGCACGTCGTTTACAAGGAAGGGCACCGGCAGAAGTGGCAATGGGCTATCATCCCCGGACATGAGCGGAATGAGCCGCTTGACTGTCGCAACTACGCCAACGCCGCCTTTAAGATACTGGCTCCCGACATGGATGCCATGCTGCGACGGCGCAAGGGCATGCCGGATTCATCCGCGCCAGCACCGAAGCCGAAGAAGAAGGCAACCAAACCGACTATCGACAGATACTTTGATGAATGGTAGGTGATAGCATGACCAGGGAGACAGTGCAGGAGCGTCTGACGTATTGGCGGATGCAGCTGGGAAAGCTGATGGACGCATATACGGCGCTGCTGGATGGCGGCGTGAAAAGCTACAAGATCGATGACCGGGAGCTGACGCGCTTCGACATCGCGTCACTGAAACGCGCCATAGAAGATGCCGAGAACAAGGTCAACCAGTATGAAGCCATGTTGGACGGCATGAAGCCGCGTCGGGCCTTTGGAGTTGTCCCGCGCGATTGGTAATTGGATAATTGCCCGAAAGGGCGTTATCAGCGCAGCAGTAGAGAGTTTGTGCTCTCCTTTCGCTTTACTGCTGCGCTTTATATTTTGCATGATTGGAGGTGGTTATGATGGGTGACGCATTGCGTCCGATGGCCAGCGGCTACAGCGATGCCGGGGCGAGTACAGTCCGACGGGCCTTGAAGGGCTTCACAGCTATATCCTCAAATGCGAACGAGGATATCAACTGGAATAACTACACTATGCGGCAGCGGGCCCGGATGCTGTACATGTCCTCGCCTGTTGCCGCCAGCGCAATCAAGACGAACAGGACAAAGGTCGTAGGCACGGGTCTGACACTGAAAGCCAGCATCGAGCATAAAGCCTTGGGCATGACGCCGGAGGCCGCGAAGGAGTGGCAGCAGAACACAGAGCGCGAATTCTCGCTCTGGGCGTCAAAGAAAGAAAACTGTGACGCAATCGGCATGAATGATTTTGCCGGGATGCAGCAACTGGCGATGCTCTCATGGCTTACAAACGGCGACTGTTTCGCCCTGTTCCAGTGGTATAAGGAGACGGCTTTTAATCCATACGGCTTGCGGGTCCATATGATCGAATCCGACAGGATAAGCACACCGATCACCCATTCGAAGTCTGTCATCGGCGGCAGAATCACAGACGGGAAGAATCCGGACAACAACAATATGATCTATGACGGCGTGGAGGTCAATTCCACCGGCATGGTCGTCGCATACCACATTTGCAGCGTGTATCCGAATCAGCTGAAGCGCGACAAGGATATCAAATGGCAACGTGTGAACGCCTACGGAAAGCGCACCGGCCTGCCAAACATCCTCCACATCATGGATTCGGAGCGGTGCGACCAGTATCGAGGCGTTACCTACCTCGCGCCGGTCATTGAATCGCTGCTTAATATCAGCCGGTACACACAATCCGAGCTGATGGCGGCGCTGATCCAGTCTTTCTTCACCGCGTGGATAAAAACCAATACGAACACAGCCGAAATTCCGATCAATGAAGTCAACGACGATGACCCTGATGTGCCGGTGCCAGATACCAATCCATCGCCGGTAAACGAGAACGAATACGACATGGGGCCAGGCATGGTGCTGCATCTGAAACCAGATGAGGATGTGGCGTTCGGAAGCCCAAATATTCCTTCTCAGGGCTTCGATGCGTTCTTCAAAGTGATCTGTAAGGAGATCGGCGCGGCGCTGGAAATCCCTTATGATACGCTGCTGAAGGAGTTCAACGCCAGCTATAGCGCGTCCCGTGCCGCCCTGATGGAGGCGTGGGAGGGCTTCAAGATGCGGCGTACATGGCTTGTCAATATGTTCTGCCAGCCCATTTACGAACGATGGCTGACCGAGGCCGTGGCCATCGGGAGAATCAAGGCTCCCGGCTTCTTCTCCGACCCGCGCATCCGCGCCGCATGGTGCAAGGCGCGGTGGATCGGCCCGGTGCAGGGACAGCTGGATCCCACCAAGGAAGTCAAAGCCAATATCATGGCCGTTGCCCATGGCTACAAGACCCATGAGCAGGTCGCCATTGAGTACGGCGGCGACTGGCATGAAAACATGGAGCGCCTGAAGGATGAAAACGCCACTCTTGCAGAGCTGTCCGCAATCGGCGGGGACGATGCTGATCAGTATGTGCAGGAGCCGGACGATCCAGAGAAGGGAGATGGTGACAATGCGGAGCAAAAATAAAAATGCGCCCGTCCGTTCGCTTTATACGCTGAATGTGAACGGGAAGCATGCAGAGCTGACCATGTACGGTCAGATTGTTGAAAGCCAGCCTGTGGACTGGTGGACGGGTGAGCCGGTTGAAGGCCAGTTTATCATCCTGAAAGATTTCCTCGCCGACATGGACAGCATCAAGGATTGCGACACCCTGACGATCCATATGAACAGCGTCGGTGGCGATGGCTACAGCGCCATTGCGATTCACAATATGCTGCTGTCGTTGCCCGCCGAAAAGACAGGAATCGTTGAGGGCGTCGCCATGTCCGGCGGCTCACTGATTCTGTGTGCCTGTGATCACACCAAAGCATATCCGAATACGCTGATTCTGTGGCACCATGCATGGGGCTTTGTGTTCGGCGGCTACAATGCGCCCGAGCTGCGTAAGCAGGCCGATGGGCTTGATGCGATGGACAAGGCACAGGCAGAAATCTACATGCGCAAAACCGGCAAGACGCTCGAAGAAGTCCAGGCGATCATGGATGACGAAAAGCATCTGACTGGCCGGGAAGCGTATGAACTGGGCTTGATCGATGAGCTGATCGAAGATGCCGACGCTGATATCGACATCGCCGTCAGCGCCGACAAGCGGACGCTGTACGTCAAGGGCCACAGCATGAGAATTGCCGCGATGGGTGCCCTGCCGGACGGCATTAAGACGGTCGAATCCGATCCCGCGCCGGGGAGTGGGATTGGTTTTGATAATATAACGCCTGACGTATCAGGCAACAAAGGAGGTAGTCCCATGACCCTGGAGGAGTTCCGACAGGAAAACCCCGAAGTGGCTGCGGCTCTGCTTGCCGAAGCGCAGGCATCTGTGGATACCACTGAGGTACAGACGGCAGCTGCGCAGGCAGAGCGCCAGCGCATTGCCGACATCGATGCCATCGCCGGTCTGTTCAGCGATGACATCGTAAACGCCGCCAAGTACGGCGATAATCCCTGCACTGCGCAGGAAATGGCCTACCGTGCCGCGCTTCAGAGTGCGCAGCAGGGCGGGCAGTTTATGCAGGATGCACAGAGCGACTATCAGGAAAGCGGCGCTGCTGGCGTCAATGCCGCTCCCGCATCCGAGGAAGAAGAGAAGCCCATGAGCAACGCTGATCTGCGTGCTGCCGGTAAGGCGGCTGCGGAGAAGATGCAGGGCAAGAAGGAGGCGTAATCCATGGCTAATCGTGATCTGCATGAAAAGGTCGGCTCTGTTTCCTTTGAGCAGCTGTTCGCAAGCATCGACCCGCCTGCTCGCGTTCGCCCCGGCACCATCGCCAAGGGTGCGGCTGAGGCGACTTACAAGCGCGGCTCCCTGCTGGCGAAGAACGCCGCAGGCAAGCTGATCCTGCTTGGCAGCGACGTCGATGCCACCGGCACCTATTCCGGCACCGGCGACGGCAGCACCAAGAAGTTCTCCGTCATCGACGGAGGCGATCCCACTTCCGCACTGACGGAAGTCAAGGTAGACGGCACCGCCGTGACCGCCTACAGCTACAACCCCGTGACCGGCGAGATCGTGTTTGATACCGCTCCTGCCAACAGCAAGACCATTGCCATCAAGTACACCACCGGCGGCGGCAATGCTGACTGCGTCCTCGCCGAGGATGTGACTGTCGGCACCACCAACGACGAGAATGTCCCCGTGTACGTCACCGGCGATTTCAACATCGACGCGCTGATCGTTGCCGAGGATTACACCATCACCCAGGCAGACAAGGACACCCTGCGCACGAAGGGTATTCTCCTTGGCACTGTCCAGTCCGTATAAGGAGGGATGAACGATGACCCTTGACATCCTGAATAGCTATTACATGATGGGCCTGTGGGAGGGCCTGTCCCCCGTCAACACCTTCTTCCGTGATCGCTACTTCCCCACCGAGGCCGGCGACATCTACGCCGCTGACAAGGTGCTGTGTGAGTATCGTGACGGCGATCATGGCATGGCTCCCTTCATGGTCGAGCGTGCCGACCCCATCGCGGTCGGTCGCCAGGGCTATGAGATCCATGACTATGTGCCGGTCAAGATCGCGCAGAGCTGCCCCCTGACCCTGGACGATCTGAAGAAGCGCGGCTTCGGCGAGGCGATTCTCACCAACATGACCGAGGCTGATCGCGCCGTGCGCATCGTCATGGAAGACCTGGAACGCCTGGAGCGCCGTTTCTCCCGCACCGAGGAGTGGCTGTGCGCCCAGACCATGATCAACAACGGCTTCTCCGTCAATGAGATGCTGGACAAGGACACCATCGGCAACGTGGCGACCGTGCAGTACTACGATGCCCTGGCTGGCAACGATGGCCTGTACACCTTCGGCGGCTCCGAGAAGTGGAGCGAATCCGGGCGCACCTTCGCCGACATCGCCGGTACCGTCCGCAACATCTGCCGTGGTCTGACGAAGCGCGGCCAGCCCGCCAAGGATCTGATCGTCGGCGTGAACGTCGCTGATGTCCTTATGAACAATAAGGACTTCCGCGAACTGGCCGACAAGAACAGCGGCATCATTGTGACCTCCGGCATCGAGGCTGAGCTGTCCCAGTATGACGGCGTCACCCTGCTGGGCGTGATCAACTTCAATGGCTACCGCCTGAACGTCATCGTTGCGGATGAGCAGTACAAGGCGGCTGACGGCACGACCACCAACTACTTCCCCGCGAAGTCGATCATGGTGACCGCGCCCGGTGCTGGCCATCTGATGTATGCGCACATCACCCATATCGACGATGCCGGCAACTACACCACCATCACCGGCAAGCGTGTGCCCGACCTGTTCGTGGATCGCAAGCGCAAGACCCGCGAGATTATTCTGGAGAGCCGCCCGCTGGCCGCTCCGAAGAATTACGCTCCGTGGGTGTACGCCCCCAACGCTGTGGCCTGATGAAGGCCGGAAAGGAGAGTATCCATGGCTATCGTCAAAATCATCAACGGAACCTATGGCTATCGGCCCGAGGGAAGCAACTATGTTATTCCCGTAGCGGCTGGCGATCCACCCATCAGCGTCGATGACGAAGAGGCAAAGCGCCTCATCGGTCTCGGCGTTGCCGCTTCTGTCGAAAGTGAAGCCGTACCCATGTGCGATTCTGGCAGCTGCGCCATCGACCTCGGCGAAGGAGATAACGGCGATTCTAACCCCGGAGACATCGTCGGAACTCTCGACCCGGAAGATCTGAAGAACTGGAAGATGGATGACCTGAAAAAGCTTGCCGCAGACATGGGCATCGACACCACCGGCATCAAGAAGAAGGACGCCCTGATCCAGGCCATCGCGTCCGTTGAGGTAACGGTTCCCGGCGATGCGCCGGCGCTCGATATCGAGGACGTGGTCGAATGAGCTTTAAGGACATGGTCGCAGCCGATAACCTCGGCGTATTCCTCAATACGCAGGATTTTGCGGAGAATCATGACATCAGGTATGACGGCGTCACCTACAACGGCGTCCCTTGCGTCCTGACCAAGCTCAAAGAGAAGGATCGCAGCACAAGCATGAGCGACCATGCCCAGGGCATTTATCTCGTTACCGCAACGCTGCACTGCCATCTCGATGACATAGGAGGAATAGTTCCTGAGAAGGGCGGCAAAATCCTGATCAGTGACGATGGCTTCATGCAGCGATTCTTTGTCGCGCAATCAGGCTGCGACATGGGCATGGTCCGCCTGGAACTGGAGGCGCTTGACGAATGAGCATGATCAAGGTCGAAAGCGTCGGCCAGAATACGCTTGACCGCGTCAATAAGATTTTGGGCAGCATCGGGAACGGCGGCGCAGCAATACGCGCCGTCTACCAGGCAGCGAAACGCGCAGGCGAGCGAGGCCGCACAGAGGCATCGCGCTTTGCCGGCGCTGAATATACCATTGGCTCCGGTGGTTTTCTCTCGCATTGCAAAATCAAGACGAATGTCGGCGGCGGTGGTGGCGGCGCTTCTTCCGTGAGCATTGTGTTCGCGGGTCAGGTGATCCCGCTGATCGAGTTCAGCACACACTGGTCAAAGGGCGGCGGTCTGACAACCACCGTTAAGGCAGGCAGCACCGCCACGCTGGTGCATGCCTTCGCTGCTCCTGTGTACGGCTCCACCCAAGCGCATGAGCACAAGAACGGCACTACCGGCGGCGTAGAGACGCTATACGGTCCGTCCACCGGCCAGATGATGCAGAACGAGAAAATCATCACACAGATGGACAAGGTAATCTCCGAGACGTTTGAACAGAGAATCGACCATGAAATCAGCCGCATACTGGCCGGTCTATAGGAGGGTGAAGCATGAATATCAACGATCCGTTACCTGGTCTTTCCAAGGCTTCCCTCCTGGAAGCGTTCAAGGAAGCGACAATCCGGGCAACGTCCGAATTTCTCCTTCCTACGCAGGTGCAGAAAGGAGACACCGAGGAAATGGAGCGAGCTGCCAGCGTTTACATCGGACGATTGCCAGATACCAAGCAGAGCCTGAAAAAGGCACCCTATATCCTGCATCAGATGGTCAACAGTGCAAGCAAGCAGATACCGGGCGAACAGTTGCAAAGCAAGGCGATTGTTCGCTCGATCTTTTGTGTGTACTGCGAAGACGAGCAGGAAGGGACGCTGAAGCTGATTGGACTCATGGAGAGGCTGCGGATTTCTATACTTAGGAATCCGCTGATCGGAAGCAATCAGTTTGAGTGTGATCTGCAGGAAGGGTTGGAGGATTTGGTGTACGCCAATGATACCTACCCGTATTACCTGGGCGAGATGCTCACCACATGGGAGCTGCCGCCCATCAAAAGGGAGGTGCGGTATTGGTAGAATCGTTTTTCGTGTACCTCGGCCCATCCATCCGAGGCGTGATACAGAGGGGATCAATCTACTCCGGCAATCGTCAGGAGGTCTATGAAACCCTCGACAGCGCGATACAGAAATATCCGCGCATCCGTAACCTGTTGGTCAGCGACGAAACGCTTGTTGTTGACCGCGTAGATATCAAAAAGCCCGGAACGAGACTGTATAACGAATACAAAAAACTCGCGTCCGAGGTTCAATGAAGGAGGTAATTACCTATGGCTAAGCATGGCGTTTATGTCAATGAGGAAGCGACTTCCGTCAGCACTCCTGTTGAGGTGCAGACGGGTATTCCTTTCGTTATCGGCCTGTCCCCCATCCAGAACGCCGAGAATCCCGCTACGGTCGGCATTCCGGTGCTTTGCACCACCTATGCCGAGTTCGTTGAGGCTTTCGGCTGGAGCGAGGATTGGGCGACCTATCCCCTGTGTGAGTTCGCGTACAGCCACTTCAAGCTGTTCGGCATGCAGCCCGCGATCTTCGTCAATCTGCTGGATCCCACGACCATGAAGAGCGCTGTCGCCGCCGCTGACAAGGATGTCGTGTCCAAGAAGGTGGAGCTGACCGTGACCGCCATCGACAGTGCGGCGCTGGTCGTGAAGGCGCAGGGCGGCAACGGCGACGCCTACGTGAAGGATACGGATTATTCCGTGTACTACAATGCGGATGACAAGCTGACCGTGGAGTTGCTGCCCGACAGCACCCACTACAGCGACTCCAAGCTGAACATCGCCTATGATGTCGTGACCCCCGCCAGCGTGAACGCCGCGGCTGTGGCGACCGGCATCGACAAAATCGACCTGTGCATGACCGTGCTGGGCGTTGTGCCTGACCTGATCGTCGCCCCCGGCTTCTCTCACCAGACCACCGTGGCGGCTGTGATGGCAGCTAAGGCCGATTCCGTCAATGGCATGTTCCGTGCCAAGGCGCTGATCGATATCGACGCCAGCAGCGTGACCACCTACACCGCTGCCGTGACCGCGAAGGGCACCAACAACTTCACCGACGAAAACGAAATCGTCTGCTGGCCGATGCTGAAGCTGGGTGATAAGAAGTTCCACATGTCCACGCAGCTGGCGGGACTTCTGGCGTCGGTGGATGAGGAGTATGGCGCACCGTTCGCCAGCCCGTCCAACCACAACGTGCAGTGTGATGCCATCATCCTGGCCGATGGCACCGAGGTCGTTCTGTCTCTGGCGCATGCCAACACCCTGAACGCCAACGGCATCGTTACGGTGCTGAACTTCATGGGCGGCTTCAAGTGCTGGGGCAACTACACCGCGTGCTATCCCACCAACACCGACGTGAAGGATTACTTCATTCCGGTGAGCAGGATGTTCGATTTCGTCGCCAACACCCTGATCGTCACCTTCTGGGACAATCTGGATGTGCCCATGGATCGCCGCATGGTCGACAGCATCGTGGACAGCGCGAATATCTGGCTGAACGGCCTGGTCGGCGATGGCGCGATCCTCGGCGGTCGCGTGGAGATGCTGGAATCCGAGAACCCGGCCAACAACCTGATGGCGGGTATCGTGAAATTCCATGTGTATATCACGCCTCCGTCTCCCGCCCAG